AACAAGAAGTGGCTGGCGTGGGTGGACAAGGGCAAAACGCGGCCTTCGACCGCTGAGGGGTGGAAGCAAGCGCGGGAGGACGGGATAGCCCACTACGCAAAAAGCGTGAGGCATCCGGGCGGGGTTAACGCCCTGGGCAAAACCGAGACATATCTGGACGGCAGAATACCCAGCGTGGTAGCAAGCATCTTAAACAAACACGGGATAGTGGGGTGATGCGGTGGGTTACGCAACTACATATTTAGCCATAGTTGACAGCCTGGTCGAGCTTTTGACCGAGGCTGACGGCCTGGCTGAGGTAAAGCAGATTGCCTTCGGAGAGAAGGAGCGCGGGTTAGCTTTCCCGTGCATTTTTATTTTACCGGGGGAGGACGACGATCGGGACGACGCCATGCCGAACATGCAGGAACACAAGATCCCCTTCGAGGTGGTCGCAATCCTGAAGGACCCGGACATAGAGGAAGGCTTGAGGGACGTGATCAGGCTGGGCGGCGCTATTATCGACGCTGTAAAAGCGGACAGGGCAATCAAGAATAGCTGCCTATACGCCGACTTCGGCAAGATGAATCCCGGTTACGGCAGGGGAAAGGACGGGACGATCCTGCACTGGTGCAGCGTCAGTATTACAGCGGTAATCCAAATATAGGAGGTGATATTTTTGGACGCGAGGCTTTTATTCATCGGCGAGTATGCCAGGGAGTTTGCCGGGATCGGCGTCTACCAGCCCGGCCAACGGACGCAGATATTCGACTACGAGGACCCGGCGCAGAAGGCGAAAGCCGACCAGCTCTTAGCGACCGGCTTATTTGTGCCTTACGACGACGAGACGGCAGCCCTGGTCAAGGAGGAGACCGACCGGCTGCAGGCTGAGGCCGAGGAACAAGCCAGAATCGAGGGAGAAAAGGCGGCGCTGGAACGCGAGAAAAAGGAGAAGACGGCGCGGCAAAAAACGGAGGAGGAAGCGGCAGAGGCTGAGGCGGCGGCACCAATCCCGGCGACTGCGCTGGAGATGATTAGGAAGCAGAAAGCCACCGCGAAGGCTGAGATCACAGAGAAGGAGGATGAGGGTTAATTGGCGGCAACGGCAATCACAAAATCAACGGCACTAATCACAGGTGTGGCTCTGGCTTACCAGGCGGCCAATGTAGACGGTAATTACATCGTCAATACCACCGGCAGGGTCATCCTGCACGCCAAAAACGGCAGCGGCGGCGCTATCACCGTAACAGTTAACAGCCAGCAGCAATGCGACCAGGGCGGCGACCATGACCTTGTGGTATCGGTAGGGGCCGGGGCGGATAAAATGATCGGCCCGCTGACAACGGCCCGTTACAACGACACCGACGGCAGAGTACAAATCACCTACAGCGGCGTAACAAGCCTAACAGTAGCGGCGATAGACCAATAAGGAGGAGGGATAACATTGGCAGGTTATGGAGGTTTTGCCCACTTGGGGCTAAAAAAAGAGACAGCCTGGGGGACGCCGGCGGCAGCTGACACCTACGTCCCTTTTATTTCGGAGAGTTTAGTAAAAGACATCGAGCAGATCATGGACTCAGAGGTCCGGGCCTACCGCGAGGAGCCGCCCCAGTATCCCGGCATCAGCCAGGTTAAGGGTGACATTGTTTTTGCGGTGAGACCGGCCACAATCGGCTATTTCCTGCGCTCTGTTTTGGGGGCGCCTGTCACAACCGGGGGTAGCCCAAACTATACCCACGCATTTTTACCCGCTACTACCGCCTTCGCTGACGTCTGCTTTCTGCCGCCCTACACATTCGAGATCCATAGAGACCTTGCGTCAGCGTTCCAATACGCCGGCTGCGTGGTTGACAGCCTTCAGCTTGAGATGGGCGTCGGGCAGAAGATCATGCGCTGCACCGCGAGTATCCTGGGCAAGAGTGTCACCCTGATCGCAAAAACAAGCCCCACGCTGGACGCGACAAATCCGTTTCTGTGGTCGGAGGCCAGCGCCACAATAGGCGGCGGAGGCGTAACACAGGTAGAGAGCTTCAGCGTCAAGTTTTCAAACAACCTGGAGGGGGTAGTAACCCTGAACGGCAGCAGCGCACTAGGGGCCATCGGGCTAAACGGTCCGCTTAACTGCGACATCAACATGACCCTGAACTGCCTGGACCTCACCGAGTATAACAGGTATATCGCGCAGAGCCAGAACGCTATGGTCCTTACAGTCACCAAGGACGCCAACACCGAGATCAAGATTGAGACGGCGAAGCTGCTCTATACCGCGTTCCCGGTTAACGTCGGCGGACCAAACAGGCTGAGCGTGGGCATCACCGGGAAGGCGAAGTATGACGCGACATTAGGCGGGGCGCTGAAAGTTACGCTCAAAAATGCGGTAAGCGCATATTAAAACGGAGGGGTATATATGATAGTTCTGACCAAAGACCAGATTTTATCTGGTAGCCGGTATCAGGAGGATTTCTTTGTTGAAAAGTTAGGCGGAGCGGTGAAAATCCGGGCGCTGACCGATGGGGAATTGACGAAGATCGAAGCAAGGCACCTGAAGAACCTGAGTGCTGCCGGGATAACTTCTGACGACCTGGGGCATATGGGCGCGTCAAAAAAGCTCACCCTGGAACAGTCTGCATCGACAGCGGAGAGCGCCAAGGAGCGGACGTGGAGCATCGTGGCACTGGCTATGTCGGTGGACGGGCAGGAGTGGACAGCGGAGGATGTCAGCCAGCTTGGCGAAGAACTGACAGAGGCAATAGCGGCGCGCGTCGAGGACATCTCACGCGGGAGGCGTGAGCAGGCAGAATCCTTTCGTGCAGACGACGGAGGGGCAGAAGTTGAAAAGCCTGATACAGATGGGGTACAGGTTGGAGAGTAGCATAGCGGAACTGACTCCCCTACAGGGGGAGTTTTTGCTTTTGTGCAGAGAGGGCCGGGATGAATGAGTTCCGGCCCAACGGCTGGTAGCAAAATCTATCTTTTCCCGGCCTGCCACTTATGGCCGCATTTTAGGCAGGTTATCATGACTTTTTTGCTGCCAATTAGCCCTCCAAGCAATCCTACGGGACCAGCAAGTAACCCGCCGGCTGCTGCTTTCACGAGACCGAAGCCCTTGTCTCCGGCATGAAGCTGTGTTGAATCACAGCAAGGGCATTTAACAATGTCATCTTCTTGACTTGAGTGATAAGAAGGTGGCCGATTACTTTTTGTTTCTACAATTAAATTGTGATATTCCCCACACTCACACTTAATAACTCCTTTTAGGTCTATAGATGATTTGTGGGGATTTATTGTGTTAGCGTATGGAATTTCTATCTCGCGTCCACATTTTTCACACTGCGCAATAATCACTTGTTTTTTTCTGGTGTTAATTCGCTGAACCAGTTCCACTTAATCAGTCCTCCATTCACAAAATTGCAATCTTAAATATTGTTACTTTACCATAGTTATGAAAATACCTTCCACGCAATGAAGTTTTTCCAGAAGCGAGGTGAATGCACAATGGCAAGAAACACATCGGAACTTGTAATTAGAGCTATAGACCAGGCCAGCGCAACCCTGGAAAGAATAGGCAGGCACGGCAGCAACAGCATGAACCAGGTTAGCAGACAGGCCGACATTGCATCCAGAAGCATGAGCTACCTAAAAACCGCCGCAATCAGCGCTGCCGCCGCTCTGGGCGCACAGAAGGCCGGAAGTTGGCTGATTAGCAGCAATGCCCAGATGGAGCAATACAACCAAACGCTCAAAGTTGTTTTGAAAAACCAGGAAAAAGCGGCAGAAACGATGGAATGGGCCACGAAGTTTGCCGCGCAGACACCTTTTGAGATTCCCGGTATCGTTGAGGCCACCGTCCGGCTGCAGGCGTATGGGCTGGAGGCAAAAAAATACCTGGGCGACCTGGGCGATATGGCGGCTGCCATGGGCAAGCCGTTAATGCAGGCTGTAGAGGCCGTTGCGGACGCTCAAAATAATTTAGCAATGGCCGCCTAATAGTGGACTATGGTCCTCTTTTATGGTATAATAATACTATAAAGGAGGGTAAGCATGGCAGGAAAAATTATTCGTCAATGTGAATGGTGCGGGAATGAAATAAAATTATACCCATCTGACTTATACAAAAAACGCTTTTGTTCTCGTAGGTGCAGAGCGCTTAATCAAGCACAGAAAGTTAGAAAAAGTATGCCTGTTAAATGCGATAATTGCGGCACAGTTTTTGAAAGGCAACCGTCTAAGGTGATGGAACATAATTTTTGCAATGCAAAATGCATGGGCCAATATTACAGCAAGAAAGGCACCAAAGAGTTTAAGTGCGATTATTGCGGGCATACATTTTTAAAAAATCCATACAAGGTAAAGCGCCAAAGCCATAAGTTTTGCAGTGATAACTGTAGAAATAAATGGATATCAGAAAATAAAAGAACAAGGGTAAAAATAGGGTGTGCTAATTGCGGCAAGGAGATTGAAAGATTCCCCTACGAGCTTAAAAGAGGCGAAAACTTATTTTGCAATAAAGAATGTCGGTCGGCTTATATGTCAAAGAATATGAACGGGGAAAACAATCACAATTGGCGTGGGGGACACGAGGATTATCGAGGGGATAACTGGCTATCCCAAAGAAGAAAAGCGTTAGAGCGAGATGGGTATAAGTGTACTAAGTGCGGCAAAGATGGATCTGGGTCAAAATTAATGGTCCATCATAAAATACCATTCAGATACTTTGATAATTACAAAAAAGCAAACAGGTTAAACAATTTAACCACTCTTTGTAACTCCTGCCATAGTTATGAAGAAAGCCACTATTGGGAAACAGTACCGGAAGAACTAAAGCACCTTGTTTAAGGTGTTTTTTAATTGGGCGTCTTAAAATCGCGGAATTAAGCGGGAAGGCTGAGAAGCTAATCCGAACCTAAGGCTAATCTAAGATTAGTCAGGGGCAACGCATAGAGGGTGAAAAGATATAATCCCTCCACGAGGCCGCGACACCGAAGGGTGAAAAGATATGCTGACCTAACGGGAAACGAACCGTTAGAAGTAGGGGATAAAAAACCCTTACGATAACAAAGTGCAGACTGGCGAATTGGAACGTCTTAAGGAGTTTGGGGTCACGAAGAAAATGCTTATTGAGCAGGCTGCCGCCATGGGCAGGGGAGAAATAGTTAACGCTCAGGGGCAAATTACGGACATGCAGAGCCTTAACGACGCCCTAATAGCAATTATCAAAGAGCGGTACGCCGGGGCGATGGAGGCTCAGAGCAAAACCCTGAACGGCATGCTTTCAAATCTGCAGGATTGGGCTGGCACGGCTGGCAGAACATTAGGCAAGGGACTGTTTGAGCAGTCCAAGGAATCTCTTGCGGGAACCATGGAATATCTTAACAAGCTGACTGAGAGTGGCAAAGTTGAGGAATGGGGCCAGAAGGTGGGCTCTGCCGTGGCCTTTGCTGCCAATAACCTGAACAAGCTGCTTGCTGTGGCGGCTGGATACGGAGCAATTAAAACCCTCCAGATAACATCTCTCGGGGCGGCGGCTGCCATGCGCTTTTTTGGCACCGTGACCATGGCGACAACCGGGCAACTTGCGACAAATGCGGGCGTCCTGGGTATTGTCAACGCGGCAGTGATTAATTACCGGGCGGGTCTTTATCAGGCTGGACTAGCTGGAACTGCTACGACAGGGGTTATTGCGAGGGCTAACATTGCTTTATCTGCGCTATCCAAGACCATGATGGTCAACCCAATCGGATTGTTAACGGCTGGCCTTGGGCTGGCTGCCGGAGCGTACTACCTTTATAAATCAAGGATTAACGAGGCGACCAACGCCACGGAGAACTACATTAAAACAGCGAACAAAGAGAGTGAGGCACAGCAGCAAAAAGTACAGCTTTTAGAAAATCAGATTTCATCCCTGGAAAAAATGAGCGGGCAATATGTTGATTTGAAAACAAAGATTGACGCTGGAACCATGTCGGACAATGAGGCGATAAGAGCAAAAGACAACCTTGCCGAAATGGAAAGGCAGCTTATTCCCATTATCGGGCAGGAAGGCGTTGCGCGGATTAACACCGCTAATAATACACGTGAAGCCTTTAATTCCGAAGTAGAAGGAATGAAGTCTGTCCTGGAAAACGAAAAGGCCATGATCAACGACCTCATATTTGCAGAGGATGAGCGGACCAGGCAACTTATTGAGCAGGTTAACCAGCGAATAAACGCACTCGCGGCGGGCGCGGCGGCTCAAAAAACCTTTGGAGAAAAAGCAAAAAGCTGGTGGGTTGCTGCCGGCAGCTATGGCGCGGTTGAAGGGGCCGGAGGATTAAGCGAAGAACAGGGCGAGGCGGCAAGGCAGGCGGCTGAGGATGCCGCCAGATCAAGGGAAGCGGCGGAGCTGGAAGCAAAAAGAAGCGAGCTAATCAGTAAGCTACATTTCGCGCCAAGCTCAGGGGTAGGAGGATTGCCGGGTCTCACAGACGGCCTATCCACTACCTCCGCCGCCGCCGACAAAGCCAACGTGTCCCTTGTCTCCCTGGGATCAGCCTTCTCGTCCGTCAGCTCGGCCATAGCAACCGGCTCAGGCGTCGCCTTCGTCGAGGCTAAAGACACTCTCCAGGACCTTGCCGCCGCAGCTGAAAAAGCCGGGGCAGGGGACTTAGCGGCGGGCATCCAAAAGGCTCTTTCTCTGCTGCCTGAAGCAGTCAACGACCAGACCGGCAAAGCGGGCAAGCAACTGCTCTGGCTGCTGTATAACATATCTAGCGACTCCGCCGACATGGTACAGGACGCGGGGTATAAGATCGCCAATAACTACGATATCGCCATGGGCCGCCTGATTGAGCGGTTGGAAGACGCACGTCAGAAGGCCGCAGAGATAGCCCAGAGAGCGGCGGAGGACATACAGAAGGCCCTTGAATCTGCCGGGCGTGTCTATGCAGACATGCAGACCCGCCTTTCCGACGCCGGAGCATCTTACGCCGAAAACGTCGCCAGCGTCAACCAGAGACTGTCTGAGGACCTTGCCAACCTTCGCGAGAACCTTTCCGAGCAGATCGACGGCATCATAGACAAATACTACACTTGGATCGGCCTATTCGACGAGGCACCGAAGCGCCAGTGGATCAGCGCCACAAAGATGATCACCAACCTCAAAAAGCAGAATCAGCAAATGGCGGAGTTTTACAACGACCTGGATCTGCTGAAAGGCAAAGGCGTGGACGACGCTCTCATTGAGGAGCTAAAAGCCATGGGGCCGAAGGCACTCCCCTATATCCAGGCCATGACCCGCATGACCGACGCACAGCTCAATGAATACGTGTCTCTCTGGCAGACCAAGGGAGACCTGGCGGCATCGGCGGCCAGTGATGAGATAGAGGAAGCCCGCGAGGAAATGCACGACTCCGAGCAGCAAATGATCGCGGATGCCAAAAAGGAGCTGAAGCGGCTCAGGAAAGAGTACGACAAGCAGATAAGCGACATCAAGGACGACACGATAGACACCTTAGAGGACCTGGCTGACGATGCGAAGGACAAGGGTAGTGACTTTGCGACAAATCTTTTGAAGGGGATCAAGGAGAAGTACCCGGAACTCGCCTCCTACATTGACCAAATAGCGGCAAAGCTGAACCTGAATATTGGCGGCACGACAACCGGAACGGGCGGTATGACCTCGGATGAAAAGTATGACTATATCAAGTCCGAGATGAAAAAGAAGGGGTTAACTTGGACCACCGGCAGCGCAGGAGGGGAAACGATACTGGTAATGACCGGCAAAAACGGGGAGTGGACTACGTTTAACACCTACGATGAGGCTATAGCATGGCTTGGCGGCGGCGCCAGCGGAAGCGGCTCAGGCTCAGGCTCAGGCTCAGGTAGCGGTTCAGGCTCAGGCAGCGGTTCAGGTAGCGGGACAGGTTCAGGCGGGGGATCAACCGCTAGTCCCTCCTACGTCTTCACGACCAGCGGCTACAAGCTCATAGGAGATACGGCGGCGATAGCTGCGCGGCAGTTTGAGAATTACGGCTACACGGTAGGCTGGGACGCGGCCACGGGGCAGGTTTTGATCAACGGCATGGCTTTCTCGCCGCTTGAAATAGACTCCAACGACCGGGCCTGGGTAGGCTTGCGGCAGGTCTTTGAGGCCATGGGGCGGCGCGTTGAGTGGGACAGCACAAACGGAACCATCAGCGTGTACCACAAGGGCGGCGAAGTAGGCAAGCTGGGGCCGAAGGAAGTCCCGATTATCGCGGAAGAAGGGGAACTCATAGTTCCCGCCGGCTATAGCGTGGTCAACTTCGATCAGATCATGGGCAAGCATATCGACCGTTTGATCAAGGCCATGGAGCAGCGGTTTAACCTGACGATTGAAAAGGCGCAGGCAGCAGAAACCATAAATGTCAACAAGGAATATGACTGGAAGAAGGTATCCCGGAAACTGACTAACGACCTGCGCTTAGCGGTAGGAGGTATCAACTTATAATGGCTACACCGATCACGATCACAATCGGCACCGACGGCAGCGTATCGCCCTTCGGCGGCCAGTTGCTGAGGGACGGGACCGACATCCCGCCTCTGCCGGAGTACGAGGAATACGCGGAGGAAGTGCCGGGGTATGCCGGGAGATACCTTTTCGGGCAGGACCCACGGACAAGGGAGATCAACCTGGCGGTAAACATAGTTAAGGCAGAGGCCCAAAAGGCCTCTTTTTTGCGCCAACTGGCGGCATGGATAAACCCTGCCAACGGGGAAATGTATTTAATAAACAATAACGACCCGGATAAGCGGCTCAAGGTGATATGCGCCGAGCCGCCATCATACAAAGATTACTTTGGGCGGCTGAAATTGAACATTCCCCTGGTCGGACGCCCCTACTATGAGAGCGTGGCCTTAAACACTATTTCCGCGTCCGGGACGGCGATCAACAAGGGAAACGTATCCTGCCCGTGTACGATAGTTTTCGGGCCGGGGACTAACCCCAGCGTGTCAATAGGCGGCGTGACGGTCTCTTACACCGGAACGATTGCGGCAGGATGCACGGTCACGATTAACACCGAGAAGCGTACTGCGATTTACACCACCGGCGCGGGAGTGGTCACAAACGCCCTGGCCGATGTGAACGGGGAGTTTCCCTGGCTGGCGCCAAACCTTTTGACGCCGAATCAGTCAGAGGTTGAGACGGATACTACCGGGCTTACCACGGCAGGGCTGCCGGGGACACTGGTAAGGGATACGGCAAACTACAACCTGGGCGCGGCGTCAGCAAAAGTGACGGCAACGGCTGGAAGCGACATAACCCTGAGATCATCAATAGGAACATTGGGGATACTGGTTACCGTTGGGGCGTCATATACGTTTACCGGCTACACAAAGACGACCGTGGCGGCAGGTCGGCAGATGCATCCCCTCATATCATGGTACGACAGCGCGGGAAGCCTTGTAACTGTCTCGTCGGGAACTAATGTTAGCTGCCCCGATGCCTGGACGAAAATGACAATAACAGCCACGGCTCCCGCAACATCGGTATATGCCGCATCCGGGTTCAAGGTGCTGTCCGCTCTAAACGGCGAGATCCTTTGGTATGACACCGCATCTTTTACCAGGGGCAGCAACGCCGTGGTCATATCAGACACGGTTACAATAACTTGGCGGGACTGGTGGATATAGATGGCTGACTACATCGAAGTTAAAACGCTGGCAGGCGATCTGGTTGCCTACCTCACCCCGGCAGCGGACGCAATATCAGCCTATATCGACAATGAGCTAAACGGGCCATGTACGCTTACCTTTGACCTGCCGCGTACAAGTGACAAGTGGACATACATCAACGCCGGGCACAAGTTTGTCGTTGACGGGAGAGAGTTCGTCCTGGTGAGGCCGGGCGAAGACACAGTTACCAGCGCCCGCGAGGACGGAAAGATCATCGACAGCGTAAACGCTCACGAATCATGGATACTGCTGGACAAAGAGGTTGTCAGCGTTTCCAGCGACGGCACCTCGCCGGATTTTGGCATTGTCGCCATATACCGCGAGGATTCCGGCAGCGGCGGCTACGACCCAGGTAGCGCAGGATCGGCCCTGTCATACTTGCTGGATGCTTCGGCCTCCGGGTGGACCGTGGGGACCGTGGACGTGACCGGAACGCACGACCTGGAGACGGACAAGATCAGCCTCTTGGCTAATATCCAGCAGGTACAAGAGACATGGGGCGGCCTCTTGGTATGGGACAGCGTGGCAAAGACAGTATCCCTGCGGGATGAGGCCACCTGGCAGCCATATAGCGGCTTTGGTATCCTATACGGGAAAAACCAGAAGGATATAGTCCGCAACGTCGAATATGACCTGGTGACGAAGATGTACCCCTACGGCGCGGATGGCATGGACATCACCGAGGCCACCAGCAGCGGGGGGTTGGAGTATATCACCAATACCGACTACACCAGCGAGGTCTACGTGAAGGCATACACCTTCGAGGAGAGCTTTGACACGCCGGACGACCTTTACGACGCGGCTGTAGCGCTCCTGGAAAAGCTAGCCTGGCCGCGCTACCGCTACGAGGTGGAAACGCTGGACCTGCGGACCCTGGCAGGCTATGAGCATGAGACTTTTAGTCTTGGAGATATGGCGGACATTGTGGACGAGGACGCGGGACTTGACATTCAGGAGCGCATAGTGCGGCACAAATACAACGTATTCCAGCCCTGGGAGTGCGATCTGGAGCTGGGGGAACTGCCACTCCGATATGAAAAGCTAATCTCCAAGCTGCTGAAAAACAAATGGGAGGTTGACGAAACACCCGGGGCGGCTCCAACTCTCACAGCGCCAACGCTGACGCTGAGGTCGGACGGCGCTATGCTGATAGCAATATCCAGGCCCAGCAGCACCTACTTGACGGGCTTTAACCTCTGGCGGCAGAAGACCGGCGACGCCACCGACGAGCTGATCAGGTCGCTTAATATGGCCTACGACAAATGCCCGGTTACGCTGACAATACAGGACGTGGACGTTGAGGAAGGGGCTGAATACTACTACTGGGTATCCGCTTATGACAGCTACGGCAGAGAGAGCGCGAAAACCGCTACGGACCCAACGCATCTAACCAGCCACGACACTACCGCGCCCACGCCTCCAAGCAGTATGACGGCCACCGGAGGCAGGGGGACCGTGGCCCTGCGTTGGGTACCGCCGGTTGATCCAAGCATCGACCACTATCAGGTATGGCTTTCTGACGCGGCAGACATGGACCCCTACACCGCTGTCAACGTCCAGGGGACCACCTACGATGATTATGGGCGCACGACCACAGCGACACGGTACTACCGGGTATATTCCGTTGACGCGGCGGGGAACCTGTCCGCGACCTATGTTTCAGCCAGCGGTGCGGCGACTGTACCGGCAGATGGAGTTGCGCCTGACGCGCCGACCGTAACTGGGATACCGGGTGCAAACCCGTACATCCACCGTAACGGCAGATTGTTGCCACGATGGAATCCTTCCACAGCGGCGGACGCGAATGCATACCGGGTTGTCAGGCACGAGTGCACCAGCGCAGCACGCGCGGGAGATACAGCCACAGATGGCGGGTATGTCCGGCACGTTGTCACAAGCGCGGGATACGGGCTGGAGTTTGGCAACCTGAAAAAGGGCGCGTATTACTATTTTTCCGTGTACTGCATCGACAACTCCGGCATGGTTTCGGCTGAGCTGCAAATACCGGCATCCGGAGCAGTGGCAGCGGTGGATACGACCGCACCCTCTACGCCTACCAACTTGACAGCGACCGGGGCGACCGGGGCGATCATACTGGAGTGGTCAGAGGTAAACGCGACCGAGCCGGGGATCGGCTATCAGGTATGGCGCATGAGGCCAAACGCACCGTACTCAGAGGGTACATATACACAGATTGCGCTTATAGCAGGGGTTGGCAGGGGGAGTGCTACAAAGCTCCGGTTTACTGACACCGGGCCGAATGCCAACAAAACAGAGACGTATTACTACATGGTTTGCGCGGTGGACGAATGGGGCAACGTCTCCAGTTTTACGGACGCTGTAAACGCAACGTCCATTGTAGCCAACGGCACCGCTACTTTTACCATATCGGACGGGTCCACGACCAATAACGCGAGCAGGGCTGACTTCATGGTTCCGGCGGGCAGCACTTCGGCGCAGACCACGATTAACACGGCCATTACGACGATACCGGGAAGCACGCACTCCAGGCCGGGGAAGATAGTGCTGCTGGAGGGGACTTTTATCATAGACGGGGCAACGATTTTTCGCTCAGGACTGACCATTGAGGGACAGGGCGACAGCACGATATTGTATGTAAAAAACAGTTGCGGCTCCAGTTTTAAGGTGTTTGAAAACTCCGACACGTCATCCGGGAACACCGGCTTAACCTTGCGTAATCTGGTGATAGACGGGAACAAAGCCAACAATACCGGGGCGGGGATAGACATTTCCGGGGTCTACTTTGATAATGTGGACGGGCTGACGATTGAAAACGTAAGAGTTAGAAACGCAGACCGCTACGGGGCATATCTGAAAAACATAGGCAGACTGAGCATAACAAATTTGGAATCGCAGGACGCAAATAGTCATGGAGTAGCGATAAACACAACAACTTCGACGTCAATAAATGTCAGGGGTATTACTGGCACAGGCAACGGGAGCGCGGGAATGTATATAGCGAATGCTCATGGTGGCGTGTACTCCGATATAACGGCAAACGAAAACGAATACGGATTTTACCTATATAACTCCACAGGGCTGACTGTAAACAATATCGAGGCAAATGATAACAATTACGAAGGTGTGCGCTTAAGCTATGCGGACAACAACAACATTAGGGGGATAAGGGCCGAGGGGAATAGTCAGATAACGAGCCTTACTTACTCAAATGTCCGCTTGTCAAATAGCGACAAAAACAGCCTGCAGCAAGCCATGTGTAGGGTTGGGACTGATAACCTTGTAACCAATGAAGGGTTTGAGGCTCTAACCGGAGGGTGGGCTGATGATTGGTCGAGGAGCAGCAGTTCAAAAGTAACAGTGTCTTCGGCAGAAGCAAAGGACGGCACCTATAGCTGCAAGATAGATGATGACTCCGCAGGATCAATGGTTTACGCCTACAGGACCGGTATAGCCGTGACTCCAGGGGAAGCGTACACCCTATACGCAGATGCGAAGATGGTCACAGGCTGGCAGTATTTACGGCTTAAATTCATCGACGGCAGCACAAACCCGGAATACGACGCGCCAGCAACAGATACTGACTGGGATAGGATAATTGTGCAAGGAGTAGCTCCGGCAGGGGCGACAAGCATCGAGGTGTATATACTAGGGGGCACAGCAGACGCAGACATAACGTTTGGCTACTGGGATAATGTTTTCCTAAACGCAGGGAAAGTACCCACGTGGGGAATTTGGAATGAGAGCGGAAAGGAAAACAACATAACAAACAACGACCTGTACAACGCCGGGGCCTCCGGAAATTTCACCGACACCGGCACACGGACATATACAAATCCTGGCAACAGGGGGGCATAGGGATGATTCGGATAACGGACGGCAGTGCCAAATTTGCAAAGTACCACATCTCCGGCGACATCCCGGAACGATTCCCCTTCCACACCGACAAGGAGGGGGCGTACATCTACGACGACCGGGAGCTTGAGCGGGCGAGGGCAATGCTGGGTGACGCAAAATACACCGTAGCGGAGATTGCCCACGACGCCGGGCACATCGAGAAGGCCAGGGGGCAACGGTATCTGTCACGCTCGGAGGCGATAGCCCACTTCCAGCACGACATTGAGCCGGAGCATGGGCTGCGCGAGAAGCACAAAAAGGCGCTGGCCACTATTGCGGACCTAAGCAGCCGGCTGGAGAGGATGGAATCCACGGTGACGCAGCACGCGAAAGAGTTTGCTGCGCTGAAGAAGGGAGGATGAGGTGAAAAAGCTAATCCTGACCGCGATAACCTTCGCGGTCTTTTGTTTGCCTTGCCAGGCTACAGCACGCGCCGATGTCCAGAGCGTCCTGGACGACGTGTACGCCGCCTACCCCGGCTGGGTCTCCTCCTACGAGGTAAATGCCTGGGACTGCTCCGAGATGAGCCAGTACCTGTACGATGAGTTCCGGGCCCGTGGCTTTACGGCGAAGCGTTGCAACTCCCCGCGCCTGTGGCACTGTTGGGTAGAGGTGTATCCTGCACCCTACGCGGCTGAGCGGTGGGTGGTGGAGGCGACGACGCTGGAGATAGTGGACGATGCAAGTTGGTACTACTCGGAGGACGTACAGCGGAACGGGGGGATGAAAAGGCGGGAGGTGGATTGGTGGAACAGCCCGATTTTTAGGAGTGCAGGCCCCGGCGGGGTGGTCCCTTCCGGGTTGCCAGGGGAGTAGCCCTGAGCCGCCTGCAGATCCATTTTACAGCACGGGACAAGCGGAGTAAATAGGACTAATGGGGTGATCTTGTGGAGGGCTTTTGGCTGGGGTACATGCCATTTTTGGCGTTTGTGGCTGTATCCTGCGTGGCGATCTTGAGGGCGTGGCCCGATTAGGGCTAATTTGTTACCAGGGGGTGGGAAATTGGAGCAACTCAAAGGTATATACGAGGGAATTGTTAGTAATTGGCTGGCGGGGTTGGTGGTTGGATTTCTTGCGTACCTTATCCAGCCCACGGCAGCTTTTTATGCGCTATGGGTGGCTGTTGGGTTGGACCTGCTGACCAAGATCGTGGCGCTGAGCTACGGTTCCGGAGGGTTTATCCGGGCCATCAAGTGTCAGAACCTAAACAGCCATACCATGTTCAGGAAGGCGTTCGTAAAAATCCTGGCCTATTTTACGCTTACGGTGGTGGCGTACCAAAGTAAATACATTATTGCCATCGAAGCCGTACCGATTCTGTTCAGCACGATAATTTACAGTATTTTATTTTTGGTGGAAGTCCACAGCATCATCGAAAACCTTATTGCGGCGGGATGCGACGACCTGAAGCCGCTGCTGATGCGGTTTGACAATGAGAAAAAAAGGGCTATCGAGGGGACGGGCAGTATTGTCAGCGATATATGCGCCACGAAGTCAACCGAGACAGACCAACCAATACAAGGAGGGGAACCACCTCTATGAACATTATTTCCGTTGCGTACAGCTGGGCAAAGCCGCTTGTTAAGCGCGATGTAACTAACTACATAATACTCCACCAGCGGGCAGGGTGGGGGGACGTCGCGAGTATCCACAGCCTGCATCTAGGCTATGGCTATTCAGGCATTGGCTATAACTTCTACGTTCGCCTTGACGGCTCTGTGTACGCCGGCCGGCCGATTGACGTACAGGGCGCACACGCAGAAAATAACAACTGGCAGAGTGTCGGAATCTGCGCGGAAGGGTACTATTGCCTGCCTCCGACCGGTAGCGCAATTCGCTCCGACCAGATCAACCGCACAATGCCCGAAGCTCAGAAAAAGGCACTTACTGAGTTGGTGGCATACTGCCGTGGCATATATCCGGGCGCAAAGGTAATTAGGCACTCTGACGTAAACGCCACCAACTGCCCCGGCGAGTTTTACCCGTTTGATGAGATTGCCGCAGGCGCGACAGCCGATCCCAGCGCCGTCACGATAAAGGCTGGCGGGCAGACATTCCCCGGCGTGCTGATAGACAACGTGACATATGCCCCTGTCCGCAAGGTAGCGGAGGCATTAGGACGACAAGTAGGCTGGGACGGCAACACAAGGACGGTGAGTATTAGTTGACCGCTGACATAAGCTGCCTGGGCTGTCCGTACTGCATTGACGATGACCAGGCGCTATACTGCGTAGCGGAAATATGTCCGAGGGGGCGAAAGGGTGAAAATCGAGGAAATGAAGGCGGTGCTGGCAAAAATAGCGCACATGGCGGCAAGGGCGCAGGAGATGGCGGACATTAGGGACGTCCGACAAATCGTGGACAGGATCGCCGTCGAGGCGGCGCTGGCTAAGTAGGAAGGAAAGGCGGGTGGTGACTATGCGCCCCCGATCAATTATGCAGAGTACAGGCAGATGTGCAGGGAGCGGCGCAGGAAGCCGCCCTGGTGGTATAAAATCATAGACAAAATAAGGAGGACTCTTATATGCAAATTTTCATCCAAAAAATAACATCCAGGAAGTTTCTGATGGCGCTGCTGGCCGCTGTGACGGCCTACATAAAAGCGTACTGGTATCCCGACTTCCCGGACGCTGCGCTGTACGCTGTGGTCGTCGCCGCTGTGGGTTACAACTTCGGCGAAGGCTTTGTGGACGGCCTGGCGACACTGGCCGCCTGGCTGGAGGAGAAGAAGGAAGAAAAAGGCGAATAAGATAGCAACCTGTCAAGCCCTGCTCTCCGGAGTGGGGCTTTTTTGTTTTTTGCCTTGCATATGTCCACCGTGTCATGATATGCTATATACAAATCATGCTATAGGAGGATACGCAATGGACGACAATTTAAAGGATACTGAAATACAGATCAAGATCAGCAGCAGAGCCAAGGAGGACTTTTACCGTAAGTGCAAGAAGCAGGCGATCAACCCCTCTGCATGGCTCAGAAAAAAAATCTATGAATTCCTTGAAAAACCCCTTGACGGTCATGACGTGTCATGATACAATAGACACAAGGGGAGGGGAAACAAAGTTAAAATAAACGAGATGATAGCCAAGTGGCACATAGGGTTGACCGAACAGAACGGGCAACCGGCGCTGAAAGTACATGGCAAGGCCACCGCGAAACAGGTGGAAATGCTGAAAGCGGCGAAACCGGAAAGCCGGTCCTGCTCCACAAATGGACCAGCGACTGCTGCGACAGAAACGAAGAGTGTGGCCTGGATATCCACTATGAATATGCAATGCCGGACGGCAGCACAAAGCACGACTGGCACCACACCTGGTAGAATATGAAACGGCCAGCCGGGAACCTATCCCGGCAGAAAGGGGAGAGAAAAATGTTTGATATTGAGCTACTTGTAGGAGGAATAGACACAACCTTGCTTGCGGAGTGCGTTCTCCGTACCGTCGAAAAACGGTACGGAATAAAAACTTATTGCCATTACCCGCCAGTGTGGCTGGCGGTAGAACATGCACAAGAGAAACTCCGTGATGCCGGTGTAGAAATCTCCGGTGACGAACTGGGCAGGTTGGCCATGGAAGAATTAGTGTCGGTTATAGAGATCACTGACACTGAGCAAAATTTAGTTTTTACAGAAGCAGCTCACTCCGACATGGCAACGAAAACCATGGAAACTTATGTTTCCTTTGCCGCCTGCAGAACTGGAAAAATACTCGCGGAAATGCCGCTCCGAGAGTACAAAAAAGAGCAATGGGAGCGGCATGAGAGGCTGACCCCGGAAAAATGTTGCGTCTGTCCACCAATAGGCAGTGGACAATATTGCGGCCACCTGAAGCACGCCACGCCAACAGAGGCGAAGGCGTTCCGGAAAAACTGCTTAGAAAAAGCTGACACCAACTGGAACGGGCGTTGCCCGTACCAGCACGACCAGGAGTAGGAACGTGCCCAGCCGGCGGGCTAAAGCCGGCAGAAAGGGGATATGAAACATGTTTTACAAGTATACGCTTGTTGCGACGTTTGACCCCGCAAAAAATGCCTACGGGAACGAAGTAAAATATTTTCGTACCCGAGAGGAAGCGGAAAGGCGAGCCAGCAACTACACGGCTGATTGGTGGAAAACCGTGGAGGTATTCGAGATAACGATAGTCGGAAATACATACATTTACAACATTGTCAGCCGCTGGCGAAAGGGGCAGCGAATCATGCCGAAAATATTCTGCGGCAGCAAGGTATACGAGATTGCAAATGCAAACGAGGCATATGCGGTTATGGGCAAAATCGCCAGGAAAGCACGAGGAACATTTGAAGGTTGCCACTGTAGCGAAACCAGCTTTTATGTGGACGTAGAGCGCAAGCACAACATGGGTGAAGGCAGATTTATGTATGATATTATGGGCTCCCTGGATGGCAGGGCATATGCCGAAACCGACGATTTGAATCTGTTTGAGGTCCCGGCCACAGGGCATTAAGCCGGGAGCGTTGCCCCGAAAGGGGCAGGTTGCCAAAGAGAAAGGGGCCATCACTATGGCTAAGTATACAGTCACCCGCGCCTGCGGGCACGATGAAGTTGTTAATCTCATAGGCAAACATAAAGACCGCGAATGGCGGCTTGAGAACGTCGAACCTCAAAAGCTGTGCTATGAGTGCTACCAAACGGAACTTGCCCGGCAGCGTGAAGCCGCAAACAAAGAAGCGGCTGAGGCGGCAAAGGGCATGAACCTCCCGGCGCTGACCGGCAGCGAGAAACAAGTTGCCTGGGCGGAGACCATCCGTCAGCAGATGCTGGCCAATATCGACGCCTTTGTCTACAAACACATTAAAGAGGAGTACCGTAACGACTCCAAGCTACTTGAGGTCATCGACCACATCAGAAATAAAACCGAGGCCCGATGGTGGATTGACAACCGGGGCATGAGTATGTCCTACGAACTCCGGAACCTGCTGGAGAAGGCGGCCAAAGAGGCGCAGGACGATAAAATGAAGCCTGCGCCGGAGGTTGTCGCCAATGCCAAAACAGAGGCCACGGTCAGACCAGAGAACCCCAAAACGGATCTTGTCGCAGAGATTCGTCCCCTGGACAGCGCGATTGAAATCTCTTTCCCCGAGCGCCGCGACGACTTCCGGGAGTTGGTCAAGGGCATGGGCTACAAATGGGAAGCCAACTGCTGGCGGCGTAAGTTGAGCGCCAAGAACGGCACACCTGCAGACCGGGCGGCAGAAGCAGGACATAGACTGCTGGCGGCAGGATTCCCGGTCAGGATATACGATGAGGCTATCCGGACGAAGGCTGTCGCTGGCGACTATGAGCCGGAGTGCACCCGCTGGGTACAGCTCCGCACCGGCGAGAAATATACCGGCTGGCTGGCCATCAATTGGGAGCGCGACGACGACTTTTATAAAGCCGCGAAGCGCATTGCTGGAGCCCGGTGGAGTAATCCGTCTGTTGTGGTCCCGCCGGAAAACTTCGAGGAAGTCCTTGACTTTGCGCAGATGTACGGGTTTAGCATATCCAAAGCCGCGCAGGAGGCCATAGAAGCGGCCAGGATTGCACGGGAGAATACGCTGACCGTGAGTGTCAGCCAGCCAAAAGGCCGGGACAGGGCGACAGCGGACAGCAAGCCTCCGGTGCTGGAGGTGCCGGTAGAGGTGGAGATAGCTGATGAATTTAAGGACTGAGCTATTGCCACATCAAGCCCAGGCAGTACAAAAGGTGCTGCCTACCCGCATTGGCGCTCTTTTCATGGACATGGGCACAGGGAAATCCCGCACAGCGTTTGAGCTTGTTGCCCGCCGGCAGGACCGAATAGACCACGTTGTCTATTTCTGCCCGGTGAGCCTCAAAGAGACGGTCAGGCGGGAAATACTCAAGCATACGGACTGCGCCGATTCCGACATCTGCGTTTTCAACGACCGGACAAATGAGCGGAACCTACCGAAAGCTCTCTGGTACATCGTGGGTATTGAATCTATGAGTTCCAGTGACCGGGTGGTGCTGGCAACCGGCAAGCTGATCACGACCAGGACGTTTGTCATTCTGGACGAATCAAGCTACATCAAAGGCGCCTATTCCATGCGGACCATGCGGATTACGAGACTGTCCGAGAAAGCCCGCTACCGATTGATACTGACCGGCACGCCGCTATCCCAGGGGGTCGTGGACTTGTTTGCCCAGATGCGGTTCCTGTCGCCGAAAATCCTGGGGTATGAGTCATTTTACTCCTTCGCCGCGAACCACCTGGAGTACAGCGAGAAGTATCCCGGCATGATTGTGAGGAGTCACAACACGGAATATCTAGCGGCAAAAGTGCAGCCATATGTGTACCAGGTCACGAAAGAGGAGTGCCTGGACCTGCCGCCGAAGCTGTATACGACAAGATATTTCAGGATGACGATGCAACAGCGGCTTGCTTACGAGGCGGCGAAAGATGAGGTTTTCATGTCGCTGGCTGATGACGATATTGATTCTATCGCTATATTCAGGCTGTTCACGTTCCTGCAGGAGATAGTCTGCGGGTTCTGGAATAGGCGAATAAGCAGGGGTAAGTTTGAAAAACTTGAATTTGAACACAAGAGGATTGAAGTCCTTTTAGATATAGTGAATAGCATACCGGCAGGAGAGAAAATCATTATATGGTGCAAGTATCGGTATGATATTGAACATATCACCGAGGCATTGACCGGTGTTTTCGGAGCGGAGAACGTAGCCACCTATCACGGCGGCCTGAGCGAGAAGCAGCGAAACAAAGAGGAAGAAAGATTTCACTCCGGCGCTAGGTTCTTTGTCGGGACCCCGAAGTGCGCAGGGCACGGGCTGACGCTGAATGAGGCGCATTATGGTATATACTACAACAATGATTTCAAATACTCTGAGCGGTTGCAGGCTGAAGATCGCTGCCACCGGATCGGCCAAGCGCACAAGGTTACATATATAGACATCCAGTGTACTGACAGCATAGATGACCGGATAGCCGATGCCCTGGCGAAAAAGGGCAGTGTGGTGGCTGAGTTTAAAGGCGAGGTTGAAAAGGTGAAGGACAAAAAGGGGAAGTTGAAGGAGTTGATTAAATCGCTGTGATACGCATAGGACTAGGCCCGAGGGAGAAGCAAAAGGAAATTGACGGCTACCTGCAAAGCAACGACATTAAAAAGGTATTCTGCTTTTATTGGCGCGGCTTCCCGGTTAAATACAAAACTGATTGCTATATCGAATACATAGAGTACGCCGATATTGAAATGTATAAATACTTCTACCGCCTGCTTGAAGAGATAGACAGTAGCAGCCTGATAATCATGGACGGCTGCATGAGGACACAGAACCGAAGCGAGCTTATTTACAACTGCGCCCACCACTACCTGAACCAGACGCCGCACCGCATTATCTTTGAGTATTTCCCGATCATTGAGAACAAAGATGATTTCACGATCTTGCTGGATTTTGAAAACAAAGGGAAGTACAAGGGCAAGGGTTTTGATTATGTCTACCTGCAGAACGAGGATATCAGGATTAAGCCAGTAAAAGTCAGGCTGGAAGCTATCAACGTGGACATAACCGAGAAAGACTGGGAGCGATACGAGAAAAAGAAGCAACAGCTGTTTGACGGCCTGGGCGAGAAGGACCCGGACACGATCCCCCGAAACCTGCAGCTGCTGGCTGGCGATATGAAGAAAAAGGCCGTCGAGCCGGACAAGCTGTATGTGGCCCGGAACAAGCGGTTCAAGCTGGAAAACGTCCTGTCGTACCAGGAGATAACCGGTAAGGGCGACTACATCGTTATTGATACACACTTCCGCCGGCTGAACATGAACGACTTCCTGGGAGCGACCGGTATGAGCAGGGTTAAATATTTAAGCACCGTCCTGCCCATAGACACCGTGATCATAAATGAGTTTGCGAAATGGCGGGCTAGATTGGAGGCCATCTATGCTCAGGCAAGTCTATATAAATAGGACCGTGCTGGATGCTGCCAGGGAGCGGTTTACGTACATATTTGATGAGTTTGAAAATATCATCGTGTCCATCAGCGGCGGCAAGGATAGCACCGTCCTGGCACACCTGGCGCTGACAGAGGCCCACCGGAGGGGCAGGCGGATAGGAGTTTTCTTCCTTGACGAGGAGGTTGTTTACGATAGCACGATTAAGCAGATAGAGTATATCCTGAGCCTGTACCCGGAGAACACAATTCCGCTGTGGCTGCAGATAGAATTTGCCCTGACCAACGCTACCAGCCTGGTAGAGGGCCAGCTAATATGTTGGGAGGCAGGCAAACATAAAATATGGATGCGGAGTAAGCGGAAAGATTCTATCCAACACAGGCCATGGCCAGCAGAGAAGGAAACCATCAGGGACAAAAACAAGGGGTTTGGTTTCTATGATGCGCTGGAGAACTTCCAGAACAGTCGCGAGAATACTGCCTTCCTGGTTGGCCTGCGGGCTACTGAAAGTCCTAACCGCTGGCGGGCGGTATCGAAAAACCCCGGATATAAAAACGTGTACTGGTGTACAAAAATGAAGCGCGGAAGCGCCTCTTTCTATCCTCTATACGACTGGAACTTCCATGATGTGTGGAAATATATCTACGACGAAAGACTGAAATATTCCAAGATATACGACTACATGCATAAGAAGGGAATGGGACTGCAGGAGATCCGTGTTTCCAGTCTCATCCATGAGAAGTCTTTCAAGGCGCTGGTGGAGCTGCCTGAGTTTGAGCCGAAAACATATGACCGGCTACTGAAGCGGATCAAGGGCATCAGCATTGGTAACCTGTATGGCAAGGACAGTAAAATGCTGCGGGTGCAGAAGCTGCCGAAGGGATTTGAAACGTGGATAGGATACCGTGATTTTTTGCTTGCCACCTACCCGGACCCGGAGAAGAAGCCTATCTTTGAGAAGCGGTTTGGCAAACAACTGAATAACCGGTACGTGGCGCGGCAGCAGTGCAGGCAGCTGGTCCTGAACGACTACGAGAACAACCTGCCGGTGGACAATAAGCCGGATCCGCGGGAAGCGATGATCGAAAAATGGAGGGCGCTGCTATGATTATTGAAACAAAGAAGGGGCCGGTCAAGTTGCCTCTGCTGGGCGTGCGGGTAGTTGACATTGACCAGGTGCAGGCCAACACCTATAATCCTAACGCGGTGGCCAGTAACAACATGGCTCTGCTGGAGGAGTCTATCCTGTCTAACGGGTTCTGCTTCGCCGTGGTCACGATATGGGACGCTGATATAGAAAAGTATATTATCATCGACGGCTTTCACCGCTACCTGATATTTCGCGACTGGTTGGAGGCGAAGGAAATACCCATCATTGTCCTTGACCACGACATCAGCCAGCGCATGGCGGCAACGGTTCAGTTCAACCGGGCCAGGGGCGTCCATCAGGTGGAGCTTATGGGCGAGCTTGTCCGGGCACTGGTGGAACAAGGAGTTGATGACGGCGAGATAGCGCAAAGGTTGGGCATGGAACTGGAGGAAGTGTTCCGGCTGAAGCAGATCACCGGCATTGCAGAACTTTTCAAGCGCCAGATATATTCCAAAGCATGGGAAATGATCGAGGTGGACGAGGGTGTCTAGGTGGAACTATGGGGATGCTTACCTACGGCATCCCATCGGGGATAATGAGATAGCCGTTTTTGATGACGGTAGCAAGGTAAAGGTACATAATATATTTGACCCATTGCCAGAGTTTATGCTGGCGGCTGATTTAATCTTTGTGGATCCTCCCTGGAACCGGGGGAACCTGAACACGTTTTACACAAAGGCCGGGCGCACGGACCACCAGAACAGTTTTGAACAGTTTTATAGGCGGCTATTTGAGTGCATCGGGGAAATTGCGCCGACTACCTGTTATATTGAGATAGGCAAGGAATATCTGGCTGAGTTTATCATGGAAATGAAGCGGATGTACCGGGCCGTGACGTTTTACAACAGCACCTATTATCATAAAAAAGACCACCTCTGCTATGTGGTCAGGGGCGGGGCGAAAAGAAAGAATCTGAAGCTGGACGGCATGGACGAGGAGGATATTATTTCCTGGATTTGCGCTAATGAGGACTATGCCTGCATCGGGGATCTGTGCATGGGCCGGGGACTTGTTGGAGTGAACGCACAGCGGGCAGGAAAAAGGTTTGTCGGAACGGAACTGAATCACAAAAGGCTGTCGGTGCTGTTAGAGCGCCTGGACAAAGATGGCCTCGGATATAGAAAGGAGAATGCCCAATGAGAAAATCCCTGCAAGACATAGCACATATGGTACGCAAGCGGACATACCCCGGAGCGTTGCCGGAGGAACTAAAGCCCTATCATGCCTACCTGCTTGACGGTGGACACGCCATTATGTGCGTGCTGGAGTTGCACCTGGCCGAAGCATCGGGGCAGATGGACGGCTACGAAGTCCCTGTGCCGGTGAAGTACGTGCTGGAAAAGGGATACCGCTTTGTTGGCGGGTATGTGATCGTTGAAGCTGATTATGACAGCGAGATCGGGTTGACGGTAGATGACAAATATAGCGAGTTTTAACACCGCCTCCGGGCGGTTTTTCTTTTCCCCGCATAAAACACCTATTGACAAAATATGGATCGTATAGACAATATATTTAGGAGGTGATACCCTTGAAGCTGCATATCAAAAACCAACTTAACGGCGAATTGACTATCGAGTTTTGCTGCGGGCAGGAGGAATATGTCCTGGGGCCGGAGGAAGAAAGGACCATTGAGGTTAGCGACGAGGACTGTATGTATTTTGACATTGTGAGATAGGGGTGATCGAATGTATCGCCACATTGCCCGCGAAATAGCCCGCGCTCTGGTCGAATCTGAGCGGCGGCAGGGTATGTCGGGCTGGCAGGTAGAGGTCGAGAGGGAACACAAACGGCAGGCGGCAGAGAAGAAGCGGGAGGAACATTTCAAGCGGATGTTTGGGTTCTACCCGGACGGGAGGCGGTGAGCGTTGTAACATTATGGGATATTTTGTCGAATGGGCAGGATATCAGCGGAAGGCGGCGAAAGTGTTTGAATTTAAAAAGAACCGGAGGTGTCAAAATGACTGAACCTGCAAAAGATGAAGAAGCGGGAAAAAATATGCAAGATGCTGGCAAGAAAATGCAAGACGCTGGCAAAAACATACAAAAAACGGGCTGTGCGCTCACGGTGATGCTTACTATACCAATACTGCTTACGGTGTTTATGGGCCTTCCGGGGGCGATCATAGGTGGAATCATATTCCTCGCTGGAGCGGCGGGGATGATGAAAAAGAAATAATCCACTGCCCCGGCACAGGCCGGGGTTGTTTTCTGTGATCACCAAATGATCACCGAAGCGCATAAATAACTAATGTAAAGTGTTCCCTTGGGTTGCAGTAATATCTTGGAAATCTCTTTGTTGTGGCGGACCACATGCCACAATCGGGACCACAGTTCCCCAATGTTTCAAAATGCGACAACATGGGCGGTATGATGTAATAAGAGGCATGGAGCCCTTGTAAACAAAGGGGCCGGTTGCCCTAACTGCTCCCCATGATCACGAAATGATCACGGAGTGCAAAAAATTCGCATTAGAGGCCTTTCATTAGTTCGGAAAACTTTTGAGAGGCTTCTTTTTTCATTGTTTTGGTAACATGCAAATAAACCTTTTTGGTGGTATCATCGTCAACGTGCCCAAGGCGGTCCATTATCTGTGGCAAGCTGACCCCGGCCTCAGCCAGTAGCGAAGTGTGGGTATGTCGCAGGGAGTGAGGGGTGAGTTCTTGGTTTAATCCGGCCAACTTCAACAGCCGGCGCATTCGATTTTCTACGGTTTTAATGAGTTCTGGGTAACCTGGAAACCTCTTTGTGTTTGCAAACACAAAATCTTCATCAAGATAAACGTCCCGCAGTCTCATCTTCGCCGGTTTCTGGCGGCTTTTATGCCTGTCCAGCAGAGATAAAACAACTTCATCTACCTCTATGACGCGCTTTGAGGCTTTTGTTTTGGGCGGCAGTAAGCCATATAATACGGTGTTGTTGTTTGGGTTATAATACGTTTTTGTTATACTTATTGTGCAGTTTTCGTGATCTATGTCGGCCCACTTTAGGACGCATAGTTCTCCTACACGCATGCCGGTGTATGCCAATAACATAAATGTCTCGTGGTCTTTATCCAACCCCTTTTCCTTGGACATCTTTAAAAAAAGGGACAACTCCTCTTTTTCCAGGTAAGAGGGAATTTCCTTTCCCGCCTCCAACTCTTCTACTGTTTTTGGAGACTTGGGCACCATTGCGTATTGAGTGGGATCTTTTTTGATCATGTCGTATTCCATTGCCATTTTAAAAATCATCCTACCTGTTGCATGAACGCCGGAAAGGGTGTTGTCTGCGTAATCCTTGTCTTTTAAATCATTTAACGCCTCCTGGTATTTTTTCTTTGTAATATCTTTAATTCTAATGTGGGCAAAGTATGGCATAAGCAATCCGATCTCGTGTCGCCTAATCCTTACCGTGCTTACTTTTATTCTGTGTTTTTTCTGATAATGGACAAGCCATTCCTGAGAAAAGTCCTTAAAAATAGCGTTTGATTCATGTACATATGTTCCGTTTTTAAGTTCATAAATTGCTTCATTACAGGCGTCCCATGCCTCTGCTTGGGTGCTAAAACCACTTTTGGATTTCTGTTTTCTGTTGCCGTTAGCTGGGTTTTTCCCGGTATCAATGACATAGAAGTATTTAGCTCCACAGGTGCACCTTTTCTTTTTGCAGGTACAATTTCGCCTACGTACGGAACCCTTCAAGACGATCACCCCGCCCTTAGCTTTGGGAATTATTCTAACACAATTACAAGGTGCCTCAAAACATATTTTAAGATTAAACTGTTATAATAATTTGTCGCCTTTTGTCGAATCGCCCCATAAAGCACATAAACCGCCACTTGGCGGATTAATAAAATACTGATTCGGCTGGCTCTCTATATTCGTTAAACATTCTTCTGATTTCTTGCTTGCTGGTTATGCCTAGATCATCTATCCTGTTTATTAGCGCTTCCCAACTTACTTCTAACAAGTCCTTTGCCCTGCCTATTTTTTGAACGGTTAAAGGCAGATCACAGTATCTCCAAATCCACTTTTCCGGAAGCAGTATCTCAGCCGTAAAAATATTTGCTTCGCGGTCTAGGATTTTTTCTCCCTCACTGGTTAAGTAGCCTAGATCATAATAAACGAAATGATCAAGGACAATATGACCCAACTCGTGAGCTAATGTCCAATTGAGCCTCCCGTTATTGTTATTGTGGTTTATAAAAACAAAGTAACGGCTGTTTTTTTCGTTAAATATTGTCAGTCCGTCATTTACTTCCCTTGTCCAGATAATGCTGGCAAAGTTTTTTATTAACTCCTCTACGTTTACGGGTGGACTGTTTAGGTAAAATTCCCTAGCAAACTGCCGCGCCTGTGCCCTCGCAAAACTAGCTCTTGTCCTAACCGGCTTCATTTCTTCCCCTCTGCGTCCGTGTATGCATTCATAAGTTTCAAAAGTGTTTTCTTTTTCTCTAGCGTTAGCTTTTCATCTGCCCGGCGTAGGACCCTGATCCCTTCAGGCCAGCTATGTTCTATGTCGTTTTCGTCAACGCCTTCTGAATAGCCCGCCTTTTCTAAAAGGGCTTTATAACTTACGCCGAGATGGGGAGCCAGTTTTCTTAATGTGTCAGGCTCTGCGCGCTGCGACCCATCTTCTATGCGCTTAACGGTAGATGGGCTTACACCAGCATCTATGGCCAATTGCCTTTGACTTACATAGCCGCGCCCTGTCCTTAGCCTACCTATATAATCACCAAATTCTGTTTTTCCCACGCTAACCAACCCCTCACGCTTAGGATATATATTATATTGCCCACGCGCAATAAAAAATATGTTGCGACAGCGAATTATTTTATAAAAATCTATTGCACATGCGCACAACCTATGATATATTAATATTGCGAGTACGCATAACGGAGGTGAGAACATGATTAAACTAAATCGCAATGCGTTTGAAAAGTTACAGTCAATTAAGGGCTGGAGCGATACCGAACTAGCTGAAAAAATGAGTATTGATAGGGTTCAAGTGTGGCGCGTTAAAGAAGGGCATAATGGACCTGGCCGCGCTTTTATAGCCGGCGCGCTAAAGGTTTTTCCAGAAGCATCTTTCGACGAGCTTTTTATTTTGCCCGGAGTTGTGCGGGGTCGCAAAGCAAGGAGTGCCCCGCCTACCGGAACTGATTGCATTTAGGGGGCCAGCATGGAACTGCATCTGAAACGACGCGCAACACGATTAAGTCAAGAAAAGCGAGGTGGTAAACGTGCCAAAGCAACCCTACACACTGGAAACCCTGCCGGAAACCATAACCGCCCAGCATATTTCCGACTACCTTGGGATATCCCGGCGGAAAGTGTACGACTTGCTTAGAGAGCCGGTCGAGAAAGGGGGAATCCCAAACTTTGAGATTGGCATGTCGAGGCGGGTTATAAAGCAAGATTTTATTGAGTGGATAAATGCACGAAAGCATGAGAAGGCGCGGAAGACAGCCAGCTAAAACACGCAAAGGAGGAAAGCATGGTGAAATCACTCCAAAAGGCATTCAACTACCAGGAGCAGCAGGTCAGGACCATCGTCAAAGACGGTGAGCCGTGGTTTGTGGCAAAGGACGTATGTGAAATCTTCGGAGACACTAACTACAGGCGGTCAACGGGAAAATTAGACAGTGACGAAAAGGGTGTGTCACAAATTAACACCCCTGGCGGCAACCAAGAAATGATGGTCATAAATGAACCCGGCCTCTATAGTCTGCTTTTTAACATGCAGCCACAAAAGGGCAACCAGCCGCAAGACGCAATCGAAGAAAGGCTAACAGCATTAAAAGCCTTCAAGCGCTGGATCACCCACGAAGTAATCCCATCAATCCGAAAAACCGGCATGTATCAAGCCGATGCCTTGACCCCGGACGTTGCCGCAATCAAGATAGCAAAGTCCCTGCTGGTAGCGGTAGAGGCACAGAGCGACCGGATTGACACGGTGGAAAACCGCATAGTCACCCTGGAGACGACCGTCGAAAAGGAAATCCTGGTCAACAGCAGGCAGGCCGCTATCATCAGGTTCGCCGTTGCGACCAGAATCAGGCAGCTTTTGGGGGACGACTATAAGGCCCGGAGCAAGCAGTATTTTAGCTGGCTCTATCGGGAGATTTACGCCAGGTTCGCGGTCCCCAGCTACCGGGACATTCCGCGCAAGGAACTGAACGCTGTGCTGGTGCTAATCAAGGGATGGCAGCCGGTGCAGGAAGCGAGGGAGGCCAGTTAACCATGGCAATGACCAACAGCGAGCGCAAGCAGATAACAGAAAAACTCCGGGCAATGCTGGAGAAGGCAGAGTCCAAAGACAATATCTATCTAAGCTATGGCTTGTTATACGGGGCGGTGGACGGTTTAGCAATGATCTTGGAGCACAAGCTTTTTCCAGTGGAAAGCGAGGTGAAATAAGTGGGCAAGGTCTTCTACATCGACCGCTCAGAGGGTACGATCAGCAGCATCAGGCCGCTGGGACTGTCTGAGAAACGCTGGACATGGAACCAGCGCAAGGCGACCTTCAACTTCGGTGCGGCTGCGGTGATAATTTTTACGCTGGGAGCCTGGGCGGGGATAGCCTGGGCGATCAGATACCTCTCGCGGAT